CTGACGAATGGTAAAAAATACATAGGCAAGAAATTCTTTTATTCTGCCAAAACCAAACAAGTCAAAGGTAAAAAGAAAAAGATTAAAGTTCCAAGTGATTGGCAAACTTACTATGGAAGTAGTGACATGTTGAAGCGAGATGTGTTACAATTAGGCCATGAAAACTTTTCCCGTGAAATATTACATCTATGCCGAAGTAAAGGCGAATGTGGTTATCTCGAAGCAAAAGAGCAATTTGTCCGTGGAGTTATGGAATCAGAAGATTACTATAACACATGGATAATGGTAAGAGTACGCAAATCACATATCAAGGACTATAATGTTAGAATTTCTCAAACACCTCAAGAATGAGACACATGACGCAATCTTTTTTCTACCTGGCGATAAAAAAGACGAAATACATATTGAATCAGCTTTATACAAAAATCCAGGTGAAAGCCTAAACAATTCTACAATGGGTAATACATATCATGTTATATTATTCAAAGAAGATAATACACATGATGGCATATATGATGTTGACCGCTTTGATGCCGTTTTTGTAGAACCTTTAGAATATATTTCTGGATTAATACCACAAAATTGGTATGGTGTCATGGCTCGCAAAACTACCACTTCTACCACTTTTATCCAAAAAACATTTGACAAACTGAAAGAACTGTGATACAATAGTACCTATTGGAAACTATTGAAAGTTTATTATGATTCTCGTTGATTTAAATCAAGTATTACTTGCCGGACTTATGGCACAAATTTCAAACCATAAAGGTGCATTAGATGAAAGTCTAATTCGTCACATGATTTTGAATATCATTCGTAACCATATTAAGAATTTTAAAAATGAATATGGTGAAGTGGTATTGTGTTGTGATAATCGTAAATACTGGCGTAAAGAGTATTTCCCATTTTACAAAGCAAATCGTAAAAAGAACCGTGACAAATCTAACTTAGATTGGCATTTAATTTTTGACATGCTTGCAAAATTCAAAGCCGAACTCAAAGAAAACTTCCCATATAAAGTAATTGACGTTGAGGGCGCCGAAGCGGATGACATCATTGGCACACTAGTACCACGGCACTCAGCACACGAAAAGATTTTGATCCTATCGAGTGATGGTGACTTCCTACAGTTGCAAAACTATCCAAATGTGAAGCAATATAACCCTTCACAAAAGAAGTTTGTAAAATCAGAAAATCCGGTATTAGAACTTAAAGAAAAAATTATTCGTGGTGATAAAGGTGATGGCATACCAAATATGTTTTCACCATCAGATTGTTTTGTCCGTGATTTAAGACAAAAACCAATTACACAAAAAACATTAGAAAAATATCTGAATGAAGATGTTAAAAATTTCTCATACGATGAAACTGTAAATTTTGGTAGAAATCAAACGTTAATTGACTTGTCTTTCATTCCACAAGAAATAAAAGAAAAGATTATAAATACTTATGATGAAACAGTTCCAGCAAAACGGAATAAGTTGTTGAATTATTTTATTGAACATAAACTGAAAAACTTAATGGAAGTAATCGAGGAATTTTAATGAAAAATATATTTGAAGTATTTGATGAATTTGAAGAAGCTAAAGATAAAAAAGAAAAAATGGCAGTAATAGAGAAGAATCTTTCTCAAACTTTGGTCGATGTGTTGCAATTAACATTTCATCCAAATTGCCAATGGTTAGTTACTGAAATGCCAGATAATTACAAAATACCTGATGATATTTTACCTGGTATTACTTCAAATTCTTTAGCTGCACAATTGCGTAAATTATATCTTTTCAAAAAAGGTGATGCTACAGCAGAAAGTTTGACACCAGAGAAAAGAAATCAATTATTGNTACAAATTTTGGAATCTTTGGAACCCCGTGATGCAGAAGTATTGATTGGTATTTTCCAAAAAGACCAAGNTGTAAAAGGTTTAAACTATAAATTCGTAAAAGAGGCTTTTCCAAATCTATTACCGTAATGCCACNAAAAGATAGAATAATAATAACATCCGGCACTTTTGATCCNNTTACGATTGAAGAATTAAGATACTTAATGAAATGTAAGTCAAAAGGTGATTGGTTAGTTGTCGGTGTTCATTCTGATTGGTATATGATGTGGTCACAAGGTGGATTTGTTCAAAATTATGACACTCGCCGTGAAATATTAAAAAATATCAATTGTGTTGATGAAATATTTTCGTTTAATGATTCAGATGGCACAGTCTGCCAATTACTCAAACTTGTACAAATTTGTTATCCAAATGCCGACATCACTTATGTGTCGAATATGGATATGCACAACATGCCCGAAACTAAAATTAGAGGCATAACTTTTGAAACGATGAAATAGGAGAAATAAGTGACAAAATTTGTGGCAAAATTCCGCAAGAATAAAGAGTATAATGATGATTATGCTTATGTACCAAAAAGAAGCAAAAATGAGCATGCAGAAATCAAAAAACTCAAAAATAGAACTGTTGAAGAATTATTAAGTGAATTAGAAGATACAAGTTTACCAGAAGAAAATAGAAATTTCTAATTTTTTCTTATAAGTAGGTATGTCCGCTTTCGAAATAAAGGTATTGTTGCTTCCATACAACACCAGCGCTTGACATCCAGCACCTCCTGTTATATAATTGTTTCTTCACATGGAGAAATTGATTATATGATATACGGTTATATTCCCAAATCAAAGCCAAAAAAACTAACTAAAGCTCAACAAGAGCAAAAGCATCAATGGTTAGAGGCTATCAATAAAATATCTTTAAAAAGATATTCACATTCTCCCGTCATTAAAACTAAACTACCTCTGAAAAAGATGGTACCTTTCCACAGGGAAACCCCTGACTTTAAATCTTTAGACACAGGATTTATTCCTTGCACAAAAAGATTGCAAAATTCCTACACAGGAGACAAAATTAAAGGCATCGGTACCATGCATAAATCAAATGCTGTGCCGGTATTCACAGATAATGAAGCCAAAGACATATCGAGTATGAGAAGATGAGCATTTCAGCAGAAGATTGGGCCGAATATGAAGAATATTTGGAAACCTTGACAGAGGAAGAGTTACAAATTGAGATTGAATGGTTAAAATCAGTCGGAATTGCGAAGGAAAGAGGCAGTGTAGTGACTTCTGTGCAAACCGACACTTTACAATGAGGAAATTATGCTAAGACAGCAAGAAGAATCGCAAATTTTGCGTGGAATTGATGAAATTATGTTCAATTTGCGTCATGTACCAACAGAAGATGTTGCGTATTTTTTAGTAAAGTTCGATCCAAAGCTTGCGGATCGCTTGGCATCTGCAATTGAGCAGAATTTTTTTGAAAAAAACGAAGGAAATAAACATGAGTAACAACGGACACTACATTTGGCTCGATGCAAAAGCGGATGATGAAGAAATTCCTTATTGGAAAAAGTTGGATATCGTAATCCGAAAATGGGCAACGTTATCCGGCATGGAAAAAGACCTTTCCGACTACCAAAAACGCAAGGTAATTTATCAAGATTGATGGTGTTGCTAAAAAACAACGCATTTTCAGAAAACATTTGACGGTAAGCGATAATTAGAGTATAATGGTCTTTTAAATCGGAGAATTCATGGAACTCATTCAGTCAAAATCGTTACTTGCCAAGTTAATGGCAACAGAAAATCTCACTATTGAGCAAAGAAATGTGCAAACTGCATCTTTTGATGTTAAACAACGTGTATTAACTGTACCCATTTTAGATAAAAATATCTCTGGCTATCTTTATGACTTGTTTATGGGTCATGAGGTCGGCCATGCACTTTATACTCCTCTAGATGGTTTGATTCAAGCACATGAAGAAAAACTTCCAATGTCCATTATGAACGTATTGGAAGATTCTCGTATTGAGCGTAAAATCAAAAACAAATATCCAGGAATTCGTTCCTCGTTTATTCGTGCGTACAAAGAATTGATTGAAAAAGATTTCTTTGGTACTAAAGACGTTGATTTGAATGAATTGAATTTTATTGACCGTGTTAACCTTTACACTAAAGGTGGTGCAACACAAGGAATTAAATTTAATGATGCTGAGCAATACTTGGTCAATCGTATCGAAAATACCGAAACTTATGAAGATGTAATTGAAGTTGCTCGTTTAGTAATGGACTTCATGAAGCATGAAGCCGAAGAACGCAAGAAGAATAATCCCGAAATGTTTGAAGAAGATGAAGATGGTGATTATGAAAGCTTTGATTCCGAAGGATATGATGATTCTGATGAATGGGACGATGAGACCGAAACCCGTGAATCTAATTCCGATACAGAAGATTCTGATGACGGTGAAGAAACGGAAGATATAAATGCCGAGGCAACCCGTGCTGGTGGTAATAATCCTGAATTCGATTCGAAAGATCAAATAAAATCTTTCACCGATGAAAACTATCGTAAGAATGAAAGTAAATTATTTGATACCTCTAGTGATATTCTATATTATGGAAATATTCCTGATATTGATTTAAATAAAGCCATTGTTACACATAAAAAATTGTGGAATGATTATCGTGCAGAATTAATTAAATTTGAAAACGATAGATATTATCGTCCTACAGGTCAGGATAAAGAAGGATTTCAAAAACTCCGTAATGATGCCAAGAAAGTTGTTGGTTATTTGGCCAAAGAATTTGAGTTGCGTAAAAATGCCGACCAATTGAAACGTGCATCTATTGCTAAAACTGGTGAATTGAATATGAGCAAAATCTATTCATACCAGTTTGCTGAAGATTTGTTTAAGAAAATTACCGTATTGCCTAATGGTAAATCTCACGGTCTTGTAATGTTCTTAGACTGGTCAGGTAGTATGCACAACCATTTAGAGAATACAATCAAGCAGTTAATTAACTTAGTAATGTTCTGTAAGAAGGTAAACATTCCTTATGATGTTTATGCTTTTACATCTGAACATAACGATTGTTATTCTGGTGAATTTAAAGAAGGCGATATTGTTTTGCGCAATTTTAAATTGTTGAATTTATTATCGAGCAAAATGTCTGCTTCTGAATTTTCTTATGCTGGTGCTGCTTTGGTAAGCTTATCACACCATCGTTCATTCAAACCATATTGGTTCCAAATGGGTGGTACACCATTAAATGAAACAGTTATTTCTGCCATGAAAATTGTTCCTGAATTTCAGAAACAATATAAATTACAGATTGTAAATACTGTATTCTTAACCGATGGTGATGGCCATACTTTGCGTGATGTATATTATACTAATGCTGATGGTTATAAAACTTCAGGTACAAGTAGTGAATATGTTTATGGTAAACATAAAAAAATGGTGATTCGTGATCCTAAAACTAAATCTGAAGTTAAAGTAGATAATCCACATGGTCGTGAATTAACTGCTCAATATATTAAAATGTTGAAGGCTCGTACAGAATGTAACATTGTTGGTTTTTATGTTTTAAGTGGTCGTGAACTTGGTCGTGAATTACATTGGTTCTATCCTAATCTTTCTTACAACCTACACGATAAAATTAAATATGAATTTCGTAAAAACAAATCTATGGTTGTTACATCTGCTGGTTACGATGAGTATTATCTTCTCCGTGCAGAAGGCCTAGATACTGATGATGATGTAGAATTTACTGTTAAAGAAAATGCAACTACTCGTGGTTTGGTTTCTGCTTTCAGTAAATATGCAGGTAATCGTTTGAATAACCGTGTTGTATTAAATCGTTTTGTAGGAATGATATCATGATGGATGGCGAAAAACGAATCGTTACTTTTGTAGGTAATAGTGGTAGAAAAACTGCCACTATTATTTGGAGAAATATATTTGATATGTTTGAAGTTGATTGTGCTGACGATGATGGTCTAGTATTAATGGAAACCAAATTCTTTAAAGAAGAATCCGAAGCACAATCTTATGCTGAACAATTTGTATGGGGAGAAATTCATGGAACTGTCTAAGTTTACCAATGGTGATAAGAAAGCTATTGTCGAAAGAAAAGATTTTTCATATACCGTTAATTATTACCTAAAAGGTAGAATCATTAATAAAGAAGTTGTATCTGACTTTAGTAAAGCGGAACAACTTGCTGAAAGTTTTACCTTGAGTGAAAGTAATAATGGTCCTAGTTTATTGAATGAAAATGTCTGAAGTTGCTTTATTTGATCCCTTTGATCCTAAAAAAATCTATGATGATTTAATTAAAAGATGCAAGACTGCCAAATCTTGGCATATTCGTTGTATTGTTGATGAAAGCTTTGTCGGATTAGCACCTTTCGATATCATGATTAAAGATGGTATATTTCATTGCAAAGTTATTACACCAACATTAAAAGAAGCTTATGTGTTGGTAGCAAACAAATTACCAGTAATTAAATTCTTAAAAGATAATAATGAACCCTGAGCAATTACTACAATTATTAAATCGAATATATGTTTGGTTGCCAAAAAATAATTATATGAGAAATGAAGTGAAACAAATCATGGACCAATTAAAACAACAGTTAGGAAGATAATGAGTGACGGTGGAAAAGGAAGTTCTCCAAGACCTTTTGTGATTCCAAAGGAAGAATTTGCAGAGAAGTGGAATACAATTTTTGGTGATAGACCAATTCTAAAAGGTTACTGCAATGTTTGTGGTAAAAAAGAATCTTGGTGTGAATGTAAGAAAAAGAAAACAAAATGAAAAAAAGAGTATTGATTACAGGTCATAAAGGTTACATTGGTCGCCATCTATGGCAAATGATTTTTGAAACTAGACCTGATATTGATTTGTACGGTTTTGATATTGCCGGCACAGGTATGGAAAATTTAGATATCCGTAATATGTTTACTTGTGATATGGAATTTCATACCGTAATTCATTTGGCTGCTTTGGTTCGTGTTGGTGAATCTGTTAAAAATCCTACCGATTATTATGAAACGAATGTTGGTGGTACAATCAATCTTTTAGAAAAAGTAAGACACCACAATTTCATCTTTGCCTCTACGGGCGCCGCATCTAATCCAGATTCTCCTTATGGATTCTCTAAACGTGTTGCCGAAGATATTGTAAAAGAGAAGGCTTACGATTATACTATCTTCCGATTCTATAATGTAATTGGTACAGACGGATTTCCTCCAACCAATCCAGAAGGCATTTTATTGAATCTAGTGAAGGCCAGTAAAGATGGATTTAATCTGTATGGAGATGATTACAACACCAAAGATGGAACATGTGTTCGTGAATATGTCCATGTGAATGATATTTGTTCTGCCATTATTAAAGCAATCGATGAACCTTCCAGAGATATTGAAAACCTTGCTTATGGTGATACCAGAACAGTCAAAGAAATTATTGAGATTTACAAGAAAGTAAACAATAAGAAATTTAAAGTGAATGTTCTACCAAGACGACCTGGTGACCTAGAAGCTTGTTATCTAGAGAAACCGTCCAAGTATATGATACAAAATTATTCTTATGAAGAAATGCTTAAAATAAATGTTTAAAGATAGGTATGATACTATAACCACAATCAAAATGTTTGCCACAATACTGGCATTCTTTGTGGTCTATGGTTTCGTTTCTGATGATGATTACCATAAAATCGTTGCCAAGATAACGCCTATCAAGTATAATTGTGATATGTTAATCGGTGGTTGGCACCCCGATGTTCCCACCAAAGTAATTGAAGAATGTAGAAAGAAAATTTATGGCAACCAAAAAATCTAAAGCAACACCAGCTGGTATCGGTATCAAACCAATCAGAGCAAATATTATCCTTGAAGCAGTTAAAAAAGATACAGTATCTAAAGGTGGTATTGTTTTAGCTTCTGCTGATAGAGAAGAAGCTTCCCGTGGTAAAATCGTTGCAATTGGTCCTGATGTTACGATTGTTGAAGTTGGTCAGGTGATTCTACCTAACTGGCAAAAAGCAAAGAAAGTAAANTATGAGAATATTGAATATTGGATTGTTGACGAAGAAGATTTGGTTCTGGTGTTCGAAGGCGAGTAATATGTCAGAAGTTCAATACGAAACNACCGACTGGTTCANTAAAGAAATCAAACCAGTNTACGAAGGTATCTACGANGTCAAAGTAAGGTCGTGGCCGTTTCCACATAAAGCATATTGGAACGGCACCGAATGGCGGGAATATTTTGGNCCAGAGGATGATATTGGCGGAACGAAACTTAAAATTATCGAGTGGCGTGGCCTAACCGAACAACAATCATTATAAGCGCTCAAAGAACAAGAAGTTTTTCAAGCGCTTCCGGGGCTTCGCTTCCGGGGCTTACCATTCCGGGGCTTACCAGTAACGAAGTTCGTTAAACTCACGAACAATGCGATCCAAGTCGGCATTATTCTGAGGACGCTTTAGAGAGATATACTCGTCTAAAGTCATAGGACCATAAGTATTAAAGAAGGACTTCAAAGCGTCCGAAATTTGTTTTAAGAAGTTCATGATTTTCCTTTTGAGAAGTTTTAGAGTTGCACTAATGGTATTAGTGTTTATACTTATATAGTTAAGAAATATATTTCAGGAATATTACAATGACCACGTTCACCACAGAAGATAGAATACAATTCGAAAAACCCTCTGAGCCGACTTGGGAAGAAAAATGGGGTAAAAAATGGGTAGACGCAATACGAAAAGATTGGAACAATCAGGCCGATATCGTTTGGTTCTGGCCACTAACTGAGCAAACCGAATTAGATTTAGATTATGGTCCGACACACCTTCACTATAGAGCTCAAGGAATCGCTGGAGTACATTCTATGCCTATCGGTGGTTCTATTCATGAATTTACCACAGTATCTACTACATGGACCACGAATATTGCTCCTACACTTTCTGTCTCTCCTCAAAATTCAGTAGGTCAACTCAACATTGGTGGAGTTCAGATTGGTATGGAGAAAGAACCGTCATGGATTCAGAAACTATTATACAAACTATTAGGATTTGATTGGAAGAATAAATGAAGAACTGTAGACCTAATTCCTGGTGGGTACGATTAATCGATAAGTGGTTTTCTATTAGAGTTACCTGTGACCAACGATGCGAAACAGGTAATTACGAAGCACCTTGTCAGTACCCTAAGAGAAACTCTGTGGATGGATGCCGTGGTAGTTGTCATCAAGGAAGAAAGAAGTGTGATTGCTCTGGAGGACATCATGAGAAATAAAAGTGCTCAAGGCCTTGGTATTCGTTCTGATACCAAATTAATCAAAGATATTAACAAAGCTGCTTGGGGTAAGCAATTAGATACCATTAGAGTTAATGATGCTTGGAGGGAAGCTTGTAAAAAAGATCCTGAATTAATTAATACAACGTCCTTTCTAGAGTTCAAAAAAGAGTATTTCCGTAAGACCCGCTCCAGGAAAAAATTCAAATCCAAAAAAGTCGGATCCTGAAAAAATTCCTGGAAAAAGGAGTTACTGAATCATTGTTTTGACCTATCCTGAGCTTTTTTCCATACTGCTCTCCGGCGTTGCTCCAAAACAACACTTTTACCTCTGAGCGCCTCAAAGCTGCTCTCCAATCTGCCACAGTCGTTGCTCCAAAACAACACTCATCCGGCAACGCACCAAAAATAGCTGCTCTCCTCTGCCAATCCGCAAAATACCGCTTGACCAATCCGCCAATACCTGTACAATGGTTTTTATTGAGTCCGAGAGCAATTCCGCAATCGGCCATTATTAGGATTATATTATATTATGAAAAATCGCCGTATTAAGGAAGATATTCCAGCCCAAGCTGGTGTTGTTGATCCTAAAATCCAGTTTTTACAGCCAACGATACAGTTTGCTGAAAAACACGGATATAAAGTAACAATTAATCCAAATCCCAATGGCAGAATATTTGCAAAGTTGGTTAATAAACAAATTGAGCATACTGTTCGTATAGGGTTTAGTCATGGTCGAGCCCCGGGTACTAAACTTGAAGCTGAGATAACAGACGATTGGGACAGTCAAACTTGGGCGTGGTCCGGAAGAGAATTGGCACAAGATTTTAAAGAGTTTTATCGAGATGCGCTTAGAGACAGCCCTGTACAAGGACAGCACCTATAATCAAGCAGTATTATTAACTATTATTATTATTGAGATTATATTATTATTATGGATTTATCTGGATTATCTATTATTGAATTAAAGCAGTTATTATCCCGAGTTAATCAGGATATATCCTCTATTAAGCGTAAGGAAAAAGCTGCTGCCAAAAAAGCTGCCATTATGGATAATGAGTATATCGTGGCTAATAATATCGCTAAAGCCTTTACTGGTAAGCAATATGATAAACCAGTAACCAATAAGCGTATTATCCAAGATATTGCCATCCAGCACGATATTCTGGATTATCTCAATAATGGTGGTCGTATTATTACCACTAAAAGCGACCGATTAACCAGTAAAGCAGTAAGAGGCGCAAAAGCTGGTATTAGATTATATCGCAGATTTGCTTAATTATCAAGCTGTACCATTTACATTTACCATTTATTATAGAAAGCATTATATGACTACATTTATCGACACCATCCAATCATTATCATTATCCGACAAGCGTTCATTGGTTAAATCTCTCCGTGAAATGATTAAGGAAGATACTATTACCAATAAGCGTATTATTGCATTAACCAAGAAGCAAAAAGAGCAAGAGAAAAAGAATAAGGTATTAGCGCAGATTAAAGCAGCTGAAGAAAAACTCGCTAAACTGAATGCCAAATTAGCTTCATAATAGTATAGAGATAATATCGATATATTATAATAACCATTAAGGTGCTCAGATACGCTTAGTGGTTATTAGTAAGTTATCGTTATGGTTTTATCATAACTATTTGATTATATTAGTTATTATGGTATTATAGAATATCTCAGAATGGCTCGGAAAATCTTCCAGGATTAACTAGGATAATCTAGGATAATCTGAAATGAAAACTAAGACCATTCGAGAGCACCTATATCCCGACCATTATAGCGACATATAACCAAAAGTAATATAGAATAGATTTTAAAGTAATATACGGAGCATCATTATGAGCAATATAGTGGAAGATAACGATTTGGATAATATCGTATTATGCCATGAGGTATTAGATATAGCTCAGGAAGTATTATCTGAGAGAGATTATAGTATTGTATTGCACTATATTCTTGATAATGGTACTAATAAAGATTTAGGTAAAGATTATGGTATATCTGGTTCTCGTATTATTCAGATATACAATAGGTCAATAAGGACTATTATCCGTGCATTATCATATGAGAAAATGGTATGGATGAATGGTCAGTATTATAGAGTTATTAAAAGTAAATTATTTGATACGGAGAGATTATGAGTAAAAAGCATTATATTATGTTGGCAAGAGTATTATTTGAGAATAAAGCACCATTTCAATTATGTTCTGATATGGCGGTTCAGTTTAAAAATGATAATCGGTTATTTGATATTAACCGTTTTCTATCTGCTTGTGGTCATTGATTATGAGAAATTCAAAGCATAATCTATTATCTAAAAGGAATAATGGTTATTTTTATATTGCTTTTAATAAGAGTATGCCAGGTTGGATTAAAATCGGTATTACTAAAAAGACACCGAATAATAGAATGGCGGGATTAAGTCAATCTACACCATTAGATTATACTATAATCCATTCTGAATATATTCCAATGGTTACTAAAGTGGAGGCAGATATTAAGAGTTTATTTAATCCCACTATAATTAACTTAAAAGGTAAAGAATATAAAGTAAACTATAATCATGGTAGAGAATGGATTTATTATGGTAATAATCATGATGCATCACCATTATCCTTTATGAGGTCATGGAATAATCGTTCGGAATTGGTAAAAAGAATTAAAGGTGAATTATATCGTAGCATTATGAATAATTCAGCAGGCAGTATTATTAGTGGTTTATTATAAAAAGGTATTATATGAGCAATTTTCAGTTAGTTAAGTATTTCATTATTGGATTCTCTTATAAGGTTAAGAGGTCATTATCTAAATTGATTAAAGGAGTATTATGAGCAGTATGAAGCGTTTGGTTGAAGATTTTAACTATTATTTTGATAATCAGCATGGTGATGTAGTTATTGCTGGTATATCATTTTCTCCTTCTGATATATTGAAGGAAATGGATCCCATTGCCTATAATGAAGAATTCCATAATTGGATGGATATTGAAATGGAATTAGATAATGGATAAAGTTATTATTGTTTGTTTGATTATACTATTATCTTATCATTTTAGTGATATTGATAATCAGTTTAAGGTAATGTCTGGTAATATTAAAGTAGAAAGGGTATTATGAAAGGTTATACATTTGTTTGCAGTAAGGTTGGATTTAGAACCGAGTATTATCCATTATCTAATATGATGGATAAAACGATTAAAGCATTATTATCCAAAATGGAAGGTAATGGTTACTTGGTTGAATGTATTAAGGATTAAGTCGTTGTTCCGATACAACACATTATGGTTTTTCGGCAGAGAAACCGTATTGGAATGTGCCAATTTGATTGTGGTTCATTCTAATGCCTGTATAATAGGTGTTTGAAATGTGCAATTTTGCACCTCGATTGTAATTTTTGAGAAAGTTTATATTATGAGTTTAAAGTTATTATCACAAGGTAATCCAAAAACCTTGAAAGGCGAAGCAATGGGTTATAATACCTATATTCTTCATTTAGCACCTGCATCATTATCAGGTCATAATACCTGTCCAAAAGCGACAGCAGGTTGCATTGCTTCTTGCTTGAATACTGCTGGTCGTGGCGGTATGTTCAAAAAAGGCGAGAATACTAATACTATTCAGCAGGCAAGAATCCGTAAAACCAAGTTATTCTATAATGACCGTGATACCTTTATGCATCTATTGGCAAAAGATATTACATTGGCGATTAAGCAATCTGCCAAAGCAGGTTTAGTTCCAGTTATTCGTTTAAATGGTACTTCCGATATATCATGGGAAAAGTATCCAGTTAAAATGGGTAATGTAGTATATACTAACATATTCTCAGCTTTTGGTTTCTTGCAGTTTTATGATTATACCAAGGTATTAGGTCGTAAAACTCAAGGCATTACCAATTATCATTTAACCTTCAGTATGGCAGATGGTAATTACTTAGATTGTAAAGAAGCGGTTAATCAAGGTTATAATATTGCCGTGGTATTTGGTATCAAGAAAGGTACTGAAATGCCTAAGAAATTCTTTAATCATAATATGACTGTATTTAATGGTGATGAAAGTGATTTACGCTTTCTTGATCCAAAGAATTCGATTATCGGTCTATATGCTAAAGGCAAGGCAAAAAAAGATATGACTGGTTTCGTAAAATATCCAGTCGGTGATTATCAGTATACTATTAAAATTCAAGAGGCAGCTTAATATGAGCACAGGTTACAAAAAAGTAAGATTAACCATTGAAATGGTTGTGGAAGATGCCGATAAACTGGCATGGGTTGCAGAATCAATATGGGAGCAATTCAATCGTGGTGAGGATATCACCGATTGGAATTATGAGATTCTGGAAGGTGATGTGCAACCTATTATTGATAAGGTACTATGAAAACATTTAAAAATGTTAGGTATGAGGTTAGTTGGTATGATCCTAAGTTTGGTTGTAATGATATTAAATCAATGTCCAATTATGACAAAGCGGTGGCATTGTATAATGAAAAGAAATTGGAAAGAAGGCGCCATGTATCATTGGAAAAGATTGTATCCGTATTAACCAAAGAATTTATTACACCGTAGTTTTATAGTAACCATTCAATATAGTGGTTATTAGTAAGATTATGTAAGTGAATACTAAGGAGATTATATGGAACCAGTATATTGTTGTGGTGGTGAAGTTTGGGAATCGTTAGAATTAGCAATAGAATATTCTAATCATGTTTATATAACTCAAGGTATTATCCTTGGTATTGAGAAGGTAGAATAATATGGATTTATTTGAATTGATTGATAATGTAACAGAATTAACTGAGAATTATGTGGTTAATATGGGTCAAGTGCCTGCGAAGCAATTAGGTCTTGATAATCGTTGCGGTAAACTGTTTGTATCACCAGATTGTATTGGTGTTTATAAGTCAAACGACCGTGCATTACAGTATTATGGTGGTTTTGAGTATGTTGATTCTGAATATCGGCATGAAATGGGTGATTATGTATTCTATTCAGCAGAAGATAAGCGGGTTTCTGATTGTTTAGAACATTATTTGAATATTATGGATGAGGTGTAATATGGTAACAAGTTTTAATCCTAAATGGCGAGATAATGCCATTGATACATTAATCAATGATGATATTGATTCTATTTTTACCATGAAAGGTGAATTTAATGATGAATCAATGATTGCTGAAATGTTATATTCTGGTTTTAAAGGTTATCAAGAATATACCGATGAAGAATTAGAAACAGAATTGCGTGAGCGTGATATTTCAACGGTATTTGGAGATAATGATGATTAAGGTAGAAATGACCGAGGATCAATTAGATAGTTTAATTGATATTTTAGAGTATGTCAGCAATTCTGAG